ATCAGCTGATTGGCAGTGGTTGCCTGACCCGCGCGAATCGCCGCCGTCTGGACATCCTGAGACGCCTGACCACGCGCGAACATGAGTTCCTGACGAAGCTGAGCAATAGTCTCATTCTTCGCATCAATCTTGTCCTGACAAAGCTGGTCGAGAATGCGCTGAGTGTTCGCCGTGTTATTAACGATAATGTCCCGGATGCCATCAGACACCGCCGCACGGTCAGCACAATTTTCCTGCTGAACAACCGCCTGCAACTGCTGGGTAGCAAGGCGATTGTCGCAACAGCACTGGGCAAGCTGAGACTGCACGTTATTAAAGCCCTGAGCCTGTGCGGTCTGCGCAGCAAAGGCCGTCTGCATGTTCGCAATCTGCCGAGCATTCGCGCCCTGCTCAACGCCAGCAAAGCCATTGGCAAGCGCCATCTGCACATCGCCGCAACAATTGCAAAGCTGAGTGGACAGGTTGTTCACGCCCTGCTGGATGCCGTTCACGGTAGTGTTGAGCATCTGGTCACGGAAGCCATCGTTAATCTGATTGGACTGGTTCATCCAAGGATAAAGACCACCAGCACCGTTACCGCCGCCATTGCCATAGCCATTGTTTCCCCAGCCATTGTTACCAATCAGCAGGAGGAAAAGCAGAATAATCCACCAGCCATCGCCGCCGAAGCCATTGCCAAAGCCACCACCGTTTCCACCCTAATAAACAGGATAACCGCCGCCGAAACCAGTCGGTCCAACAAGCATGGTTGCAGGAATGCCGCCGCCGTTTTCGTCTGTCAGAGCCATAGTGCAAAACCACCTTTCAAAATAAATATAAATATATATACATCCTGCCTTATGCGCAGTCGGCAGGAATGTATCGTATTATTTAATCATTTTTTGTAGCATGTTCGCCATCTGAACAGCTTGGTTATACTGTTCCTGAGTAACGCGCCCACTATTCAAAAGCTGTTGCACCTGTTGCCGTGGGTCACCATGGAAATTATTTCGGAATTGCTGGAACTGTTGAATGATGTTTCCGAACTGCCCCATATTGTTTGGCATCATATTCCCGAACATCTGAAAAATCGGGTTACTCATTCTCGGTTACCTCTTTCTTTGGTCTGCCGACAGGACGCGCTTGTAGCCCCTCTATTTTGCTCTGTAAGGCCGTCAACTGTTCGGCTAATGTATTTACCTCATCCTTAGTCGCAAACGCCGTAGAATCAAAGGTAGCCGCCACAGGAGCGATGCTGGGTGTAGCTTCTCTGATTGTATAATCAAGTGTCTTGATTGACGGCATGCCGCTTGCGTCTGCGCTCTTAATATAAATGGTCTGCCGCTCACTATCCCACAACTGCACCGTCGTGTTAGGAGCGACAAGATACGATTTAGCGCCAGCTTCTCCTTGTACCCATATAATACCGCTTGTCATTGGCTGATTGACCTGTTGAGGTTGTGTAGGTTGCACAGAAGGAACGTTCTGCGCTTGCTGTGTCTGTGGATAAACATACTGCGGATAATACGTCTGCGCTGGCTGATAACCGACAGGAAAATAACTGTTATAAGGCATTGCTTATTCCTCCGTTTTACTCCAATAATACTGCGGAATTTCCTGAGAACTGTCCCACGAATCAAAAATTTGACCATCCAACACGGTAGCTACATGGTTGCCAAATCCCAACACATACACCCCATTTGGATGGTCATTTGCAAAATCTTCAGCTGTGTAACAATCTGGACAACTATTTTCAATAGCCGACCGCTTGAACCCATTTTGAAACAATACGCTACCCCAAACGCTATTGCTTGACGGCATGTCTGCCATCTTGTAAGCATTGGAAACAATCAACGCGAAAGCCCGTTCCCAACTCACATTTAAAGCTTTAGCGATTGCGCGGACTGCACAATCGCCAACACTTCGACCCGCTGGATTTGGATTATATTTAACCCACATTGGAGGTCGCTTTCTCTTTCTTTTTCTGTTCAAAATCTTCCGGATTCCAATCTGCCGTGCCGAGGTAAATAGGCGTTTCGTTCGCCGCTCCTGCGGCATCAGCCATCCCCTCACCGATAATATACGCGACCACAGCCGCGCCAGCCATAATGAGCGCCGCCACCTGTGTAGCCGTTTCCTGTGTACCGTGGAAAGCAAGAATCATGTTCGTGACAAACGCACAAACCGCCGCCCAGAATTTTCTACTTGTCAGCTTCGACTTCCAGTCAATCATGTTCGTTCCCCTCCCGTACTGTTGGCAGATTCATGATCTGCGCTTTGAGATGAGTTACAACCCCATTACCACCAAGTGCATGATAACTCTGGTACATATCCTCAATGGTGTCTTTGGTTTTTGTCTCACAATATCCGTCCCTTGCCGCCTGTTCGCAATCAGCAATAATCTGACGGCGAAGCAAAGACCTCATGCCATCACGGAGCGCCTTCTGCTCTTCTCGCTCCTTTTTGACCTGTGCGGCAATGTGTTTGCAATACGCCGCGACACCAGCGACTACCAAACTGAAAACCCACTCAACCCAATATTTAGCCACCCACTCAGGCATATCTTTCACCCCTCCGCAATTAGCACCGCGCCGGGGTACTGAGCTATCAGGTCATCCGCTTGCGCTCTGCTTAATCCGTTTATCTGTACCGTGTACCGTTCCGCGCTCTGTCTGTTATACTGCTCAAGCGCCGCCCATGTATTCACGCCGACAACACCGTCAGGAGTAAGACCGACCTCTGTTTGGAATGCCTTGACCGCTGAAAGTGTTTTACTACCGAAAACGCCGTCAGCCGCTCCGCAATCAAAACCGAACCCGTTGAGCGTAGTCTGCAACTGCCGCACATCCTCGCCCCGGTCGCCCTTGCGAAGTGTGCGCTTTCTAACGGGTGTCCGTCCGCGAATCTCAGCAATTTCCTCTGCCGTGTACAACCCGGTCGGTATAGCATAATGCGTCCATTTACGCGCAAGCGGTTTTTGCTGGACACCTACAGAGCACTCTATCGTTTCCCCACCGAGGACATACAAACCAGTGTGTGACTTTTTGTTGCCATCTGCCACGAACACACAGCATACACACTCTGGCATATTGTCGATTGTGCCACGCTCAATCCAGTTCGCCGCCGTATTGTACTGCGTAGTGCACCCGCCGCCGTGAATGAAAAGTCCTGCCTGTTTGATGCACCAATCAGTGAAACCTCTGCAATCAAACATCCGGTCGCCTTGCCATTGACAACCGTCACAATCTGCCGCCGTCCCGTTCAGCACTTGGCACTTACTCCTAATTGTAGGGTGGTCATCTCGCGCCCGTTTCGCCCTCGCTGACGGTGTGCAATACTCACCCCACGCGCCAAAAACATAAGGTGAGCCGATCTGGCTGACCGCCGCCGCGACTACTCGCTCAGGCAAATCTCCCATATCGGCCCACCCCTTTCAACGCTGACACAACCGCCGCCCACGCATGAGAAACGGTTAGGGCTACATCCGAAGACTTCGCCCTCTTTCGCCACCGATTATAGCATTGAGGGGATAATTTGTCAAGCATGCAAATGCCCCTGACAAATTTGTTGCCTTAAAGTGTTATTTAAGCGAATGACAATTCTCGGTTTGATCCTCCACCGATTCGAGTCATATACAGTTTTTTGTTGCTTAAATCAATCTGCACAACATCAAATGCCTGTTCTGTAATCGTGTCTACCGTGCGATCAACCAGCGAACCGCTGGAGCTATAATCCAGATTGTTGCCATAGCTATCCGTTGTCGTTGCCACCACAAGGACGTGATCTGGATTATTTGCCTTGGTGAGCACCATATCCCTATGAGTATGCCCACAAATAACCGCAATAACTGATCCGTTTGTACCAGTATAGTCAAATGTCATCGTTCCGGTTGTAGCGCCAGCATTATCATACTCATTTACAGTACCCTGCAGGTGGTTCTGGAAAGCATCCAACAATGCAGAAACGCGCTTTACTTCAAGGTTAACTATACCGCTAACCGTTCCCGGCGTGAGAGAACTATAATGTGTTTGCTGTGTACCGCCTTCTGTATAACAAACCTGATTGAGGAACCCAAGATGGATAAAAACAATCACCGCATATCCGTCAGGCACACTTTCAAGCTGTTTACCAAACCATCCACAATTTTCATTCGACAATCCCGCAAAACCTGTGCATTGCAGGAAGAAATAGCGAATCTTTGCATAGTCATTGTCGAAGTAATAGCATCCACCCGTTCCCATTGTGATACCGGGTTTGTTTTCTAGTGTCACATAGTATTGATTGATTGCCTTTTCCGAATAAGCATAATCATGCGGGATTAACTTGCCACTGGTTAATGCCTGTGTTTCATTCCATTCATGATTCCCGACAATTCCGTAAAAATCAGGCGCGGAATCTCCGAGGAGCTTGTAGATTGCCGCCGATTCTTTTGCGGGTGTCCATCTGCGATAA